TTTTTGGTTTAAAGCTGTTACTCCATCATCAATAGTTTTAACTTTATCAAAATTCTCTTTAATTTTCTCTGGACCGTTTGCCATTTCGGAGAAAATAGGTTCAAAATTTATTGCCATGTTTGTTCCTTCTTTCTTTATTGTCTAAAATAAATAGCCCTGTAACCATTAAAGGCTCCAAAGCTACCATCTTGTAATTTATTCATTTGTGTGTTGTCTGAAAATTCATTGCTACTATCTAATAATTCAACTGTACTCTTACCACTAGCTACACTAATAACTTTAGCTTGAATATTGCGTTTATTTCCGCTCTAATCTCTCTGTTGTGTCATTTACATAAACTGACCTTAAATCACTTGGAGCTGTTGGATAATTGAAATAGCCTGTGCTATGTGATAAATAGCTACTGCCTTTACCGTCTCCAGCTTTAGCAGCACTATCATCAACATTGCTCAGACTAATCTTAATTGTTTTATTACCACTACCTAAATACCAATCTCCATACTTGTAGTACGGTTTAGCATTCATGTAGAAATTACGTGGTATACGAACAACGATTGAATTATTATTCGTATACTCTGCCTCACAAGGAACTAATTTAGTTAGTGTTTCGCCAAATGAACCAGAACCTAAACCACCAGTTTCAGTACCAAGTGCATTTTCATAGTAGAAAACGGTTGGTTTAGGATAGTCTTTTTGATTATGTACAATCTTAATTGAATATCCATACATAATATCTTCTGAGCTATCCGCTGAAATCATGCTTAAGTTACGCTCTGCTACATAACCAGATTGTAAAGCAATCACATTAATTTCATCTGGTGTTTCATCACGTTTCTTAGCTCGGACTTGCCACATATTACCATGACCGTCGTCTTTACTATCCCAGCCACTTGTAATCGCCAAATCTCCATCTTGTAACTCAAGATATTTTTTCATGATTGCGACTGTATCAAATTGAAACGGCCTATCGTGGAATTGTGCTTGACGTAATGTTTCTTGAATTTGTTGAGCCGTTTCTTGCAATCTAGTGTAATTGACTTTAAGCCCTGTTTGAGCATTGAAGATTGCATCATAAGCTTCTTGAATAGCTTGCTTATATTCATCATATGCAGCTTGATACTTGGCTTTGGCATTATCTGATAAAGATTGCATTTGTTGTTCTACTTCTTTTTCTACATCAGTTGCTTGTTTAACTAACTTTTTAAATTCAGCTACTGTAATATTTGCCGTTTGACCTACTGCGGCATAGAAACGATCATCTAGAACCTTTAGAACCATATCAACTGTTGATACGGTATTACCTTCTGCATCAATGAACTTGAAATAAGCTTGTTCCCAGACACCTTTAGCATTAAAAGTATTCTCATCAAAATAGACTGTACAGCGTCCTTGTTGTAAGTTATCACTTTTTTGGTCTGCTCTAAAATCTAAATAGTGCCTATGTGCTACTTGTTTTGGATCCACACCGCCAAATAATAACTTCATTCCACGTAAATCAACTGGATAACTGTTTGAAGTCACAAATAACTTGATGTAGTCCTGTGTATCTCCAACACGTCCTTTAAACTTATTCGTGATATCTAGCGCTTCATTTTGATATCTCAATAAGTCAAAATTAATATATTGGTTATTTGCTACTGCCATTAATTCTCACCGCCTTTCAAATATTGTTCACTAACATTATCATGTTTAAACTTTGCTAGTTTATCTAAAATAATTTGAAGTTGTTGATAATATCGATTGAAATTATCCTTGTCTAACTCCAACTTGTTATCTAAATAAGCTTCATAAGATACCGTTACTAAGTTACCCAAATCATCATAACTCTTGGTAATCAGACTCATTTAATAGGCTTGCCAGTTTCTTCAAAATGATATTGATTAACCTTGTATTCTCGCAAATTTGGTTATACAAAAGCCTTGAAAAACTTGCATCTAGTTTCTGAATGATTAAAGCCAATCTAAAATCATTATCCAAATACAAATCATCATTCAACCACCTTAAATGACTATTAACTTTATCTTGAAAGTCTGTCATATTCTTTTGATATACACTTAAAAACTCATGTATATCGCCATTCCAACTAAGCACTAAATATCAACTCCTTAAATCTCTCGCTTGGCTCTGCACTCATGTCTACATTTCCAGATATTCCTTTAACACTGCCTTTACTTGTGTATTGATGTAAGTCATATGGATGTGTAGGTTTTAAACTATTAGCCAATGTTCCGTCGTTTTGTCCGTAACTAGGTATCCAGATTGCACCAGGACGTGCGACATTCAAATTGAACTTATCGTACAAATGATTAGCAATATACAGAACTATCTTATTATCTGGGATACCTAAAGCATTGAGTTGTGACATATAAGCCTCAACTCCCGCTCTCATCTGAGTAACATCTCCACTCATTTCAATACTTTCAACATCAATCGCATAAAAAATAGGCTGTTGCTTACCTGCGACAACCTTTTGTGTACGATTATAGAAATCTCTAGCTTCTTGTTGAGCGTCTGACGTAGATGTGGCAGCAAAATATGCATATACTGCATACTTTCCGCCAGCTGAAATACATTGTTGCAAATTCTCCATGTACTTCAAATCTTGGTGAGCTGAGCCATGTTGAACTCGAATAATACTCAAAGTAACATCATCAGCTATCACGCTAGGCCAATCAATTACACCTTGCCACTCTGAAACATCAATAATCTTGCCAATATGTTGTGGTTTAGGTGTATCTGGAGTTGTCTTATCATCAAATAACACGCTCTCAATTACTATAATTCTGCTATCCAATTTCTGCAGACCTTTTGTTAATTTGTCTATCCATTCCCAAATATTCATACTTTAGCCTCCAACAAAATTATTTAGCCATGTTTGTAGCTGTTGATTTCCACCGTATTCATTAAAACTAGAATTACCAGAATTAATAACATTGTTTGTAGCAGTTTTAAGATTATTCATAGCCTTACTAAACTGCCTTTGTCTTGAATTTTGATAATCTAAGATATTTTGAACATTAGAATTCAACGTGATTGATGTTGGATTATCAACTGGATATGAATACGGATACCAGGTGAAACCAGTCAAAGTGAAATTAGTTGAAATATTTTGTGATTTAACCATGACATGAACTACATCTCCAGCTATTGGCTTGATATCAGTAGTTGTTGTTACATCAATAGACAATGACGGTTCTGGTTGTAGTTTCGTTTTAACGTACTCAATCATTGCATTCTTGTCCTTAAATCTGCCATCCTCAATTGGTTCCGCTGGATGCTCACCATACTTCTTGATAGACTCTTCATCACGATACATAAACGGTGCAAAATAATAGTATTCTTGCGTATTTGAGTTTGAATTAGTTTCTGATGATGTTTCAGTGTCAGTATCACTAGGACCATTCTTAATTAATTCTAGTGGATCTAACCAAGTTCCATCATTAGTAAATGACTTGCCAACAGCAACGTTGAAATCTGCCTTAGTTACTCCAACATGTAAATGATTTGTATCACGATAGCCAATAACATCACCAACTTTAACTGTATCTCCCACATTAACTATGATATTGCTAGCACTTGAAAATGCTTCTTGGTAAACAACATTGTACCCTCCGCCAGAAATAACAACATAATTTCCAAGCCCACCCATATAGGACTTGATTGTAACTTTTCCACCATGAATAGCATGAACATCGCGCCCCGGATGATCTACAGAGCCAAAATCTAATCCATCATGAAAACCGTTTTGACGATATCCGCCATCGTTACCAAACCTTTGGACTTGCATGAAATTACCTTCCCCTACATCTGGAAAAGGCCAGCCCCAACCACCACTCGTTGTAGTAGTCGTCGTAGTAGTAGTAGTAGTTTCTGTTGTGGTTTCAACAGAATATTTACCACCTATGCAATAAACCATATTTGTTAATGATGTTGAATCAGTACTAAATTTAATCTCATTTGCATTATTTAAGTAATCTATTCTATTACCACGATTTAGGTTAAATTTATCCGCTAAATACACTCTAATTTTTCGATTATCTGGATATATAATTGCATTATTCCAAGTATCAGAAATCTTAGATAACATATCAGCCCCAGTTCCGTCTTTTAGTTCTTCTAATTCTTTTTTCTCAAAACTACCAATCACTTCATAGGTAAAACCAAGATTATTATCTTTCAACCAATGGTCTAACACATCTTGAATTGAATAAGTTACTTGATTTTGATTATCCTGCTGTGTTTCATCAGTGGTTTTAGTTGTTATTTTAGTTGTTGTATTACCTTCTGTTTTCTCGTTTGTGTCTGTTTTAGTATTATCGCTATCATCAGATTTAGTAGAATCAGTTTTTAGAATTTTAACATCCGTTTGCTTATCCTTGTCTATCGGGTCAATGTAATCCTTATATTTTCTAATTTTTTGAACTTCAAAATAAACGTGGGTGGCTGTTACTTGAACACTATCTAATCCACTAGATGAGTCATCAGCAACTTGTTTAATAATATATTCTTGATTATCCAAAAAAATAGAAGCTTCACTTTCCAACATTTGATAAGCTAAGCTTCCGTCATTGTATGCAGTAAATTGTAAACTCCAAGTCTGATTTACTTCCCATTGAATTTGTACAGACTTAGGGTCAAATAAATTCAAGGGTTCTTTTTCAGCACGATTAACCCCTTGAACTAAAATTTTACCTTGAAACATCAGATATAGATAAATGGAAAACTGAACGTGATATCATTGCTATTCGTGCCACTAACAGCAATATCATTCCATCCAGTATTTAACACAATATGACCGTAATCTGTATTAACTGTTGCTGGGTTTCCATTAACAGTTGTTACGATTCCGTCTAATAAAATTGTTTCATTTCCATTAGATGATTTATTGTAACTCCAACTACTACCATTAGTTGTATTAGTAATTTTAAGAGAACTACCACTAAACTTACTGATGATTTTTAAATCATGTTTACCAAGATAAGGGTCAATTGGTATATCACTAGGATTGTAAACTCTAAAGGATTTATCAGTAAAATGATATTCTGGATAAATATCATCTAGCAAATACATACCATATTGAACTTTGGATAATTCATCACTCCTATCAATCGAATAACGATATCCACTAGGATTATCAAAATTAACTGAAAAAGTAGAACTATTAGCACCATCTGAAATAGGTTTAATTTCTGGAAAATTAGGATATACATATCTAACAATTGCACTTTCAACATTAGTTCTCATCCTAATTAACTTTTTAGTAGCAAAAATACGATTGATTTGATGTTTAGCTAATTTGTAATCTTCCCATGATTTAAATTCTAAGAAGAAATTAGCTACTACTTGATATTTACCAAAAGTTGCATATTGAAATTGACTACCGTCTGTACCACTAATTTCTAAAAATTGGTTGGTAGTAACTGGAGTAGAATCATCACCTAAAAAATGCAAACCTTGAACTTTCTCGCAAATATCAAATTCATCTTGATTGCCAATTTTTAAATAAAGTTTTTCCAAAAATTATCACCTCACATATTCATATAATTACTAATAGTTTGGTCTCTAAACATATCTTGATAGAACTTGTTTTTATCAAATTTAGGATTCAAGTTCATTGCTTTAATAGCATTGACTTGTTCAGCACTTAAACCTGCGATTTGTCCTAACAAACTGATAACAGTATCAAATTTTCTTTCTAAATTTGATAAGTCTGTATTATCTTGTTTACCACCGCTTAAAACAACATTTCCAGCTGAGAGACCATATTTATCTCGTACTTGAGCTAAAATTTGCATTGCTCTAGTACGATTTGTTAATGGAATGATTGCTTCTGGTCTGTTGCCTTCTGCAATATGAGCAATTTGCTCTTGAGTGACAAAACCACCATTAGCGTACCAATTATGAGCTTGCCAGAAACGTTTAGCATTAGCAGCATTACCATATCTACCTTTGATATATGATTTAACCCACTTTAATTGAGTAATTGCGTTAGTTTTCCAGTCTTTACCAGCACTAGCCATTTTGTTACCTGGTAACGCTTGGCCTAAACCATAAGCGCCAGAACTAGGGTTAGTTGCATTTACTCGCCAACCAGATTCATGATTGATAATCCAGTTTAAATCTTCATACCAAGATTTAGGAATACCAGCTTGTTCCATCCAATGCTTATGACTTCCAGTTGGTTTAGGACTTGTTGAATTGGAATCTCCCTCATCTTCGTTAGAGTCTATCCATTTCTTGATTTCCTTAACAATACCATTCTTGATGTTCTTGATAATGAATGAGCCTAAACCCTTAGCAGTATCTATTGCAAATTGAACGCTTTTTCCAATCTTTAATGAACTAGAAAAAGCACTCTCTAAAGCTTCAATAGGATGTGAAACAATGTTTTTAGCTAATTTAATACCGTCTGAAACATCATCCCATAACTTGCTAGCTCCAGACTTAATACCATTCCAAATTGAACCGAAACTAATAGTTCCTTTAGCGTAATAGTGCATATCTGGATAGTTTGCTAATCCTAAACGCTCAGTATCATCACCATTGATAACATGAGAACCTTTAGGCAAGATTGTCGTTACATTCATTCCTTTAAACATACCAACTTGACCGTTAGGATATACAATTGCTTCACGTTTGCCACCGTCATTAACCATTGCTAACTGTGTTTCTGGTAAACCATTAGGATAATATCTTGTAGTACCAGTAGCCCACTTAACTGTTGGAATATGTCCAATCTTCTTTACACCGAACTTGGTTATCAACCAGTCAACACCATCAATACCAGTGTTTAATATTCCTATAACAGTGTTAATAACACCGCCAACAATTCCTTTGAACGAATCCCAAATTCCTTTGAATATATCTTTAACACCGCTCCAAAGTAGTTGCCAATTACCAGTGAATAAACCAGCAAATACTTTTAACAGCCCACCAATTACTTCAAATACACCCTTAAAAATGTGTTCAATACTAATCCATACCGAACTAAAGACATTTTTAACTAAATCTAATGCAGCAGATATAACAACTTGAATACTCTTCATTGCAACGGATATAGCAGTTAGAATTAATGTAAATTTGCTAACAACTTTAACTAAAATGAAGTCAAAAATATTTACAAATGCTTGCATGATATTTTTACCGTATTTATTGAAATAACTACTCATTCCTTTTATTAATGTCTTAAATCCACCACCAATCTTATTGAAAATTGGTGAAATAACACTCCAAATAGATTTAAACACGCCCACTATTGCAGACTTCATTAAATTAAAATCTGTACGAATTATCTTAGTGATAGTTGAAATATAGGTAACCGCAGATTTAGGGAAAATTCTATTTAATAAGTTTTCTCCCCTTGCATTATCTCCTTTGAATAAAGCAAATAGTCCATTAAAAGCCATTTTAATAGTATTAACAGTTGAAACTATTTTTTGAGCTGAACCTTTTGGTAGTAAATTATTCAAACTATCAAATGCTTTAGCTGACTTTTTATCTCCAGTGTTTGAAGTAAACAAATTAAAGATATCTTTAGTAATAGTTTTAGCACCGCTAATTGTTTTCTTTATACCATTAATTGTTGTACGTAAATTTTCTCCAAATTGATTAATTTCAACTAATTGATCGTGAGAGAAAATTTTACTCAAGTTCATATTAGCTTGAGCTTTATTTTTACTTTTATTACCTGAACTTAATACAGTCCAAATATCTTTAGCGACATTTTTTACTTTGTCAAACTCTTTTTTTACAGTAGCACCTATCCCATTAACAAAATCTCTAAAAGGTTTTATTTTGTTATACGCTAAAGTAAATGCTGCGCCTAAAGCTACTGTTGCTGCAATAGCTATAGTTATAGGATTAGTTAGCATACTTGCGATACTAATTCCACCCATAACTTCTTTAATCGTTCCAATTGCAGTGATCATTGAACCAACCGCTACTAATAATGGTCCAATAGCTACAGCCAATAAGGTTATACCAGCTATTGTTGCTTTAATGGGTTTTGGTAATTGGCCTATCCATTGAAAGAATTTAGACAATGATGCTGCTATCTTAGATAAAGGTGGTAATAGTACTTCAGATAAACTCATTCCCATGTTAGCAGCAGATTGTTTAAATATCTTCATCTGGTTTTGAGCTGATTTTAAGTTCTTTTCAGACAATGCACCAACATAATTTTTTTTAGGAGCTTCTCTAACTTTCTTGTTTAACTCATCAAGTTCTTTAACATGTTGAGATAAAATAATACCAGCTTGCTGTCCTGTTGTTCCAAACAAACTCTTGAATATTGATGCTTTTTCTGGAGACTCTTTACCTTTCATCTTACCGTTAATTGCTTCAAAAATTGCAGATAAACTCTTTAAATTACCTTGAGCGTCTACCAAATCTTTCTTTTTCAATCCTAGTTTCCCAAGAACTGAATTTTTAGAATCAATGTCTTTAACACCAGTAACTAAATTATTAATAACTTGTCTTAGTCCAGTACCAGCTTTATCAGCTTCTAAACCGTTGTTAGATAGGATACCCATAGCACTAGCAGTTTCAGATAATTCAATCTTAGCTGTTTTAGCAGTTGAACCAACATAAGACATACCAATACCAATATCAGTAAATCCAGTTGACGTTAAGTCAGCTGCATAAGCCAATTCATTGGTTACTGTTTTAGTATTTTTTAACATTCCAGAAGTACTATTAACTTTCATACCAAATGCTTCTAAAACTTGCGATGAAACATTAACTACGTCGTTGAAATCATCGCCACTAGCGACTAATGCTTGAAGTTCTGATTTCATAGCACCTAAAGCTTGGTTTGTAGTATAACCACGCTTAATCAATTCTTTATAGCCATCACCAATTTTATTAACAGATACACCATATTGGTTAGAGTACTGAGTAGCGTCTTTTTGTATTCTTGATACGTTTCTAGTAGCTTCTTCTACGCTTTCTCCACCAGTTACAGCTAAGTTTTTAATTTCATTCAAAGTATTTTTGAACTCAGATAAACTACTTATTGAAGTTTTTAGTCCTGCAGCTAAACCTAAACCAGCAATCGTTGAAAAACCTGTTAATTTTTGGCCTGTATCCTTTACGCTATTACCTACAGACTTGTACTGATTAGCCAACTTTTCAGCAGAATCTTTAGCCACTGCTTGAGCGGTAGACATATTTTTATACTTGGAATTCATGCTGTCATAGCTAGCTTGTGATTGCTGAATCTTAGCATTCAACTCAGCAAC